GGATACCATGTGGGTGGAAGAGGTATGCTTGAAAAAGATACCGAAGAAAGTGAAGCAAAGAAAAACGGTAATGGTAATGGTAATGGAAACGGTAATGGTTCTAACGGCGGCAACGGCGGTGGTAATGGTGGTGGCATGGGAGAACAAGTAGTCTATGAAGGTGGAACTCTCCATAAATGGTTTAAAGGTTCTAAATCTAAAGATGGTAAAGGTGGATGGGTGAATGTTGTTACTGGCGGAACGTGCGCTAGTGATAAACCAGGTGAAGGAACTCCAAAATGTGTTTCTTCTGCAAAGAGAGCAAGCATGACTAAGGCAGAAAGACTTTCTGCTGCTAGAAGAAAGAAGAAAGCAGATCCTGGACAACAGCAAAAATCAGGAGCTGCAAAACCAACATATGTTAAAACTGATAGTCCTAGAAAAATGAAAGAAGAAACAACTCTCATTCAAGAAAAGGACAAAAAAGGAAAGGGTAGCGGTACTAAAGATGCCTGTTACCATAAAGTTAAATCTCGCTACAGCGTTTGGCCAAGTGCATATGCGTCAGGAGCACTCGTCAAATGCCGTAAAGTAGGTGCAGCAAACTGGGGTAATAAGTCTGAAGGACTTTCCTGGGATGAACTTACTGAAAAATTTAAAACACAATATGGTGATAAGACTAAATTGTCACAATCATCAGAACGCAAATCTCTTGGAAGAAAATCCTCTACCAAAGATGGATCAAAACCAACAGGTTATGAATCTCCCAAAGAGTTTCGCGATAAATCAATGCCATTAAGAAAGCATCGCGAAAGATTTGGTGATCTCGCTAAAGAAGAGACATCACTCGATGAGAAATGCTGGCCTGGTTATGAAAAGAAAGGTATGAAGACTATGTTTGGAAAGAGATATCCAAACTGTGTCAAAAAGAAAGCAACCAGAAAAGAGCAGGTTGAGGAAGCTACGAGACTCCCCGCTACTACTGGTAATATTATTGATGTAAATCTTGTCTTTAGAGGCAGATCTTATATGCTTAAGATGTTCTTCCCTAAGGTTGGCATCCCCAGTAGATCTGATGTTATGGATCAGATCGAAAAAGTATATCCTGGCGCAAAATTAACGTTTTTCAGAGTCTCAGACTATGAACCAGGACAACCAATCATCAAAGTCACAGAACATAGAGAAAGAGAAGAAGAAGTCGCAGCAATTAATGAAACTTCTTCAGTTGACTCAGCAGCACCAGGAGAATTCACTGAGGAAACCGAGGGGACATTAAATGAGGTGGAAGCATCTCTTTCTCCTCAAGAGATTGCCCTTCAAAAAAAGAAGGGACAAATAGATATGCAAATTATCAAGAAAAGAAATCAGGCATTGAGAAAACATGCTGATGAAATGAAAAAAGATGAAGTAGCAAAAGAGGGAGCAATTCTAGAAAAATCTGCTGCTTGGACAAGAAAGGCAGGTAAGAACAAAGAAGGTGGACTTAATGAAAAAGGACGCAAGTCTTATGAAAGAGAAAACCCAGGTTCTGATCTGAAAGCTCCTTCTAAAAAAGTTGGTAACAAAAGAAGAGCATCATTCTGTGCAAGAATGAAAGGAATGAAGAAGAAACTTACTTCTTCCAAAACTGCTAATGATCCAGATAGCAGAATCAATAAATCACTTAGAGCATGGAATTGCTGATATGAATGTAGTAAAAATTTTAGGTGAATCAACCACCATCAATGCAGGAACTGGATCTTCTGTTCCAGCATCAGTTAATAGCAGTATAGGTTCTGCAGTGGGTGCAGAATATGTTTTACTACAACATAGTCACTCATCTGATCGTCTGGTAGAAATCAGAACAGGTGCTGGAGTGACATATGGAAGTATTCATATGGCAGGCAAAGATCCTATCATAATTCATAAAGATAGAAGTGATTTATTATATTCAAGTGCATCAGATGTATACGCAACATCGGTAGTTTATCAGGGATAATTTTTTGGTATGAGTGATAATGTATATCTTGGCAATCCTAATCTAAAAAAAGCAAATACACCAATTGAGTTTACCGAAGAGCAAATTATTGAATTTGTTCAATGTCAACGCGATCCGGTTTATTTTGCAAACAAGTATGTAAAAATTGTTAGTTTGGATGAAGGACTTGTATCATTCAGTCCATATCGCTTTCAAGAAAAGTTAATCAACAACTTTCATGAGAATAGATTTAACATCTGTAAAATGCCGCGACAGACTGGCAAAAGTACTACAGTTGTTTCTTATCTTCTTCACTATGCGATTTTCAATGACAGTGTTAACATTGGCATACTTGCTAACAAAGCAGCAACAGCTAGGGAACTTCTAGGCAGATTACAAACTGCATATGAGAATCTACCTAAATGGATGCAGCAGGGTATAATGGTATGGAACAAAGGTTCTTTGGAGTTAGAGAATGGCAGTAAGATATTGGCAGCTTCTACGTCTGCAAGTGCTGTCCGAGGTATGTCATTTAACATCCTCTTTCTCGACGAGTTCGCGTTTGTCCCAAATCACATTGCTGACTCGTTCTTTGCATCTGTTTATCCTACTATTACTTCTGGTAAAAACACCAAAGTAATTATCGTATCTACCCCACATGGTATGAATCACTTCTACCGTATGTGGAGTGATGCTGAAAAAGGAAAGAATGAATATATTCCAACTGATGTTCACTGGAGTGAAGTTCCAGGAAGAGATGATGCATGGAAAGAACAAACCATTGCAAACACTTCAGAGCAACAATTTAAGATTGAGTTTGAATGTGAGTTCTTAGGATCGATTGACACACTCATCGCTGCAAGTAAATTAAAATCTTTAGTATATGATAATCCTTTAAAATCAAACGCAGGATTGGATGTATATGAAGAACCACAAAAAAATCATGACTATTTAATTACAGTTGATGTGGCAAGAGGTGTAGGCGAAGATTATTCTGCATTTATTTGTGCTGATATTACATCTTTCCCACATAAAATAGTCGCAAAGTATAAAAATAATGATATCAAACCGATGTTATTTCCCAACATCATATATGAAGTAGCAAAAAATTATAATAGTGCATATATTCTTTGTGAAGTAAATGACGTGGGTGATCAAGTTGCATCACTTCTTCACTATGATCTTGAATATCAGAATGTTTTGATGTGCTCTATGAGAGGTAGAGCAGGACAAGTCGTCGGACAAGGTTTTTCTGGTAAGAAGACACAACTTGGCGTCAAAATGTCCAAGACTGTCAAAAAGGTTGGAGCACTCAATCTCAAGACAATGATTGAAGAGAATAAACTTCTTTTCAATGACTTGGATATTATATCAGAACTTACCACATTTATTTCAAAGAACAATTCATTTGAAGCAGAAGATGGATGCCATGATGACTTAGCAATGTGTCTTGTCATCTATGCATGGTTAGTTGCTCAAGACTATTTTAAAGAACTCACAGATCAGGATATTAGAAAACGACTTTATGAAGAACAGAAAAATCAAATAGAACAAGACATGGCACCCTTTGGATTCATGGATGATGGACTTGGTGAAGAAAGTTTCACCGATGACGAGGGTGAAAGATGGTTCAATACATCAGAATATGGAGAAACTGCTGGTGGCATGGATTATATGTGGAAGTACTAATGATTAAATTTTTAAACTTATTAAGTGATATTGTTGATCCAAATTGGTGGGCAGAAGTTATTAGTAAAAAATCTGGTTTACATGGTTTGGTAAGTAAAACAAATAAATTTAAAGAATGGAAGTTAAGGCAACCATTATGGAAACAAACTTTTATCGAAGTGTTAATCTACACACTTTTAGCATTAGCATTTGAACCAGTGTTAAACATGTTAGGTTATTCGATTCTTCCTTGGAGATGGTTCTAGTGGATTTAGATAAGCAGATAAAATTAGGACATCTGCTTCTGAATGATAGGAAGTGTAGAGTGTGTGGTGAGACTAAAAACTTAATAGAAGGATTTTACAGAACAAGAAAAGATAGAGGAGCAGTTGCATCATCATATTCATATGAGTGTAAAGACTGCACTATAAAAAGAATAATTGACAACAGAAAAAAATGCACACCTTTTGTGGATTGGGATTATCCAGATTGGTAGTTCACGTCACGTTTCCCCGCTGAAAATAGTCTAAATTCTAAATATTCTTAGATAAACTGAGACAACGGAGAAAAACATGGCGACTCCTCAATTATCTCCTGGGATACTTGTAAGGGAGGTTGATGTAACTGTAGGAAGAGCTGATAATGTTCTTCAGAACAATGGTGCAATTGCCGGCCCCTTTAGTCTGGGCCCTGTTTCTGAAGCGATTGATATTACTACAGAAGCAGAACTGATCGAGGTATTCGGACAACCTATCTCAACAGATAGACATTATGAATACTGGATGACTGCTTCATCTTTCCTCTCATATGGTGGAAGATTAAAAGTCGTCAGAGTTGATGGTTCAAACCTTAACAACGCCAATGCTGGTGTAGGAATTGCTTCCACATCTCTAAAAATCAAGAACTTCGATGACTATAATGCAAGTTATAGTTCTGCAACAGATTTCTACTATTCTGCAAAGAATCCTGGTACTTATCTCAACGACTTAAAAGTTGCTACTATTGATGACTTCGGCGATCAAGTCATTGGTATTACAACTAATGATCCTGGATTATCCAACTTCACGGTTGGTTTTGGTGTTACCATGGCACTATCAGGAACTGAAGCAGGTGTAGGTACAACTAAAGTTGTTGATGGATTCTTAAAAGGAATTATAACTGGAGTGACAACCGACTCAACTAATAGTGCAAGTAGCATTGTTGTTAAGGTTGTATCAAGAGTATCTGGTGCTGGAACTGAAACTGCTATTGATTATGTCCAATCAGATCCATTAAGATCTTTCCAATCTGGATCCACAATTATTCCAGTAAACAACTCAGGAATTAACACTGGTAAGGGATTGGGAGTATTTGCGGGTGCTGCAGGCACTGTAACTGATTGGTATGATGGACAGACATTAGGACTTTCTAATGCAACTATCTTCTGGAAAGAGATTGCACCTAAACCCGTTTCTAGTAAGTATGTTACCGATAGAAGTGGTAAAGGTGATGGAATGCACGTTGTCGTCGTAGATGACACAGGTTCCGTGACTGGAATTAAAGGAAATATTCTTGAAAAGAATACTTTCATGTCTAAGGCACTTGATACTGTATCTGCCTTAGCATCACCAGAAAGAACTTACTATAAAGATTATCTCGCACAAGGATCTAAGTATCTGTATGCGGGTGGAAATGTTTCCTCTGCTGAAGATAGTTTCCACGGAACAAAACCAGTTGCAACTGGATTCTCTGCTGATTTCACTCCATTTACAACATCACAAGGACTGTTTGGACAAGATGCGCAAGGTGTAACATTCAGTGCTGTTGGCAATAAAACTTACACTCTTACAAATGGTAAGGACTATAGCGGAACAGACAACAAAGGAATGTCTGCTACACTTGGAAGTGTTGCAGATGGATATGATTTATTCTCTAATAAAGATGAAATTGAAGTAGATTTCCTTCTGATGGGCCCTGGATGCACTACTGAGGCAGAATCTCAAGCAAAAGCGAATAAACTGATTTCTATTGCTGAACTCAGAAAAGATTGTGTTGCTTGTATCTCTCCACATAGAAATAACGTCGTAGATGTTTCTTCAACCACAGATCAAACAAATAACACTATTAAGTTCTTCAGTTCACTAAGTTCCTCTTCATTCGCTGTCTTTGATAGTGGATACAAGTACACTTATGATAGATTCAACAATCAGTTCCGTTATATCCCAACAAATGGTGATGTTGCAGGACTGATGGTTAGAACTGAAATTGAACAGTTTCCCTGGTTCTCTCCTGCAGGACAGCAAAGAGGTATTCTCAATAATGCAATTAAACTTGCATTTAACCCCAATAAGTCACAAAGAGATTCTCTCTATGAAGCAAGAGTTAACTCTATTGTAACACTACCTGGCACTGGTACTGTTCTTTACGGCGATAGAACAGGACTTAGTTTTGCTTCCGCATTTGATAGAATCAATGTTCGTCGCCTTTTCCTTACAGTTGAAAAAGCACTGGAAGGACTTGCAAACGATCAACTCTTTGAGTTCAACGATGAGATTACAAGATCTCAGTTTACTAACGCTGTTGAACCTTACCTTCGTGATGTTCAAGCGAAGAGAGGACTTTATGACTTCCGAGTCATCTGTGATTCCTCCAACAATACTCCTGACATTGTTGACAACAATGAATTCAGAGCAGACATCTTCCTGAAACCCACCAAGTCAATTAACTATGTTACCTTGACATTCGTTGCTACACGAACAGGTGTTTCTTTTGATGAAGTTACTGGCAGAGTTTGATTTAATAATACAATAATCACGGAGGAATCAACTAATGGCAAACTTAAGAACAATCACCAACTTTAAATCCGCCCTCAAAGGGGGCGGTGCCCGCCCCAATTTATTTGAAGTCAACATGAATTGGCCGGCTGGAGAAAATATGGGATTTTGGGGCAATGATGTAGAAGAGGAATTCCAATTCCTTTGTAAAGCAGCTGCTTTACCTTCTTCAAATGTAACTCCTATTGAAATCCCATTCAGAGGAAGAACACTCAAAGTTGCTGGAGACAGAACCTTTGATGTTTGGACAATTACTGTTATTAATGATGAGAACTTTAGAATTAGATCTAAGTTTGAGCAGTGGATGAATGGTATTAGTAAACTTACTGATGGATCTGGTGCTACCTCACCTGGTTCTTACATGGCTAGTGCTGTTGTCAATCAACTCGGAAGAGGTGCTAATCAAGGAAAAAATGCTAAGTCATCATCATCTCCAGGAGATGGCAGTTCTGGACGTGAAGACATAAAACCCTTGAGAACATACTATTTTAGTGATATTTTCCCAACTGAAGTATCTGAAATTGCACTTTCTTATGATAATACAGATACTATTGAGGAATTTACTGTAACTTTCCAGGTTCAGTACTGGGTTGCAGGGACTAATAGCACGGCCGGATCTAGTGTTGATCAAAATAATCAAGGAGTCATTCGGTAGATAAATAGTCAAATAAAAGACTACAAATAAATCATGTCTAAATTATTTGGGTTCTCAATTGAGGACACCGAAAAAACTCCTCCCAGTGTGGTTTCCCCCGTTCCTCCCAACAATGAGGACGGGGTAGATCATTATTTGACGAGTGGATTTTTCGGACAATATGTTGATATTGAAGGTGTCTACAAGACAGAGTTTGATTTAATCAAGCGTTATCGAGAGATGGCACTTCATCCTGAGTGTGATAGTGCCATTGAAGATGTTGTAAATGAAGCAATTGTTGCTGATACTAATGATTCTCCTGTTGAAATTGAACTTTCTAACCTAAATGCCAGCGATGGTATCAAAAGAAAGATTAGGGAAGAGTTTAAATATATCCTTGGATTATTAGATTTTGATAAAAAAGCACACGAAATCTACAGAAATTGGTATATTGACGGACGACTTTACTATCATAAAGTCATTGACATGAAGAATCCTCATGAGGGTATTCAAGAATTACGCTATATTGACGCGATGAAAATGCGTTATGTGCGTCAACAAAAGAAAAAAGATAGCAATAATATTCGTTTAGCGAATATTGGCAAAGCATCTGACAATCCAATGGAATATGAATTTCCAGAGATTGAAGAGTATTTCGTTTATAATCCAAAGAGCACATATCCTAGTGCAAGTCCTGGATCCGCACAAGGTGGACAATCTGGAGTAAAATTCTCTAAAGATTCAATCACATATTGTTCATCCGGACTTGTAGATCGTAACAAAGGATCAACTCTTTCTTATCTTCATAAAGCAATCAAGTCTCTCAATCAACTTAGAATGATTGAAGATAGTCTTGTTATTTACAGACTATCAAGAGCACCAGAGCGTAGAATTTTTTATATTGATGTTGGTAATCTGCCAAAAGTAAAGGCAGAACAATATCTGCGTGATGTGATGAACAGATATCGCAATAAACTTGTATATAATGCACAAACGGGTGAGATTCGTGATGACAAAAAATTCATGTCAATGCTTGAAGATTTCTGGCTTCCCAGGCGTGAGGGCGGAAGAGGCACCGAAATCTCCACTTTGCCTGGCGGACAAAACCTGGGCGAAATCACTGATATTGAATATTTTAAAAAGAAACTGTACAAGTCACTTAATGTTCCTATCTCCAGAATTGAAGGAGATGGCGGGTTTAACCTGGGGAGATCTTCTGAGATCTTGAGAGATGAAGTTAAATTCAGCAAATTTGTTGGAAGACTGAGAAAGAGATTTTCAGGAATGTTTAATGATATGCTGAAGACTCAACTTCTTCTAAAAAATGTTATCACTCCTGAAGATTGGGAGATGATGAGTGAGCATATTCAATATGATTTTCTTTATGATAATCATTTTGCTGAACTGAAAGAGGCAGAATTGATGAATGAAAGACTTACTTTGGTTCAAACTGCTGAAGCATATGTTGGTAAGTATTATTCTCAAGATTACATTAGAAGAAAAGTTCTTCGTCAGACTGATGAAGAAATTATCGAACAAGATAAACTTATTGAAAAAGAAATTAAAGCAGGTATTATTCCTGATCCTGCAGAAATGCAAATTGATCCTCAAACTGGACAGCCAATTCCAGGAGCAGTCGGTGGTAATGATTTAGGACAACCAGTTATGGAACCAGAAGTAGATGGTTCTGCTACCGAAGCACCAGAATTACCCAAGGGTGGGGAGATATAAATAAATTATAGTAAATTTTGACTATAAAACATGGATGAACTTATGGATATGATTGTATCCGATGATTCTCCCTCGCAAATTAGCGATAGAATCAAGGATATTTTGTTTGGAAAAGCTGCTGAGAGGGTTGATGCTGCTCGCCCCTTAGTAGCAAACAGTTTATTTGGTGAAAATGAAGTCGAAGATGAAGAGGAAACTCTTGAAGTCACCGACGAATTAGAAACTGAAGAGGAACCAGAAGAGGAGACTGTCTGAAATGGCTCGTTCATTACTAGTTGGAGCTGAAATTGCTTGTCCAACAAACGCAGGCGCTGCCACTAGTTTTGGCGCAGCAACTGTAGTTAGACTTGTAAATACTGACAGCACCGACGCTCATAAAATTACCATTTTGGAGGAACAAAGTGGTAGTGGAATTGGATCTATGACACTTCCTCCAAATAGTGTCGAATATGTTGAAAAAAGATCTAGTTATGTAATTTTTGCTGCTGATGCAAGTGTTCTTGGAACAAAAGTAGGATTTACCGGTTAAAACATATGAAACTCATCAGAGAAGAAATCGAATCCGTCGAATTCATTGTCGAATCAAAAGGCGGTAAGAAACAACTTTACATCGAGGGTGTATTCCTTCAAGGAAACATTAAAAACCGTAATGGTAGAATGTATCCTATGGAAACACTTCGTCGTGAAGTTGAAAGATACAACGAAAATCATGTTCAGGCAGGCAGAGCACTTGGCGAACTTGGACATCCTGACGGCCCTACCGTTAATTTAGATCGAGTATCACACAAAATTGTTTCTCTGAGAGAATCTGGTTCTAACTTTATTGGTAAAGCAAAAATCCTGGGGACACCCATGGGTAAGATTGCTTCTTCACTAATTGATGAAGGAGTAAAACTTGGTGTTTCTTCTAGAGGTATTGGTTCTCTTAAAATGACAAAAGAGGGAACAAATATCGTAGGTGACGATTTCATGTTAGCAACTGCTGCTGATATCGTTGCTGATCCTTCTGCTCCTGATGCATTTGTTGAAGGAATCATGGAAGGAAAAGATTGGGTATGGGAAGGAGGAATCCTCCGTGAAAGATACGCTGAAAAAACTTATAAGCAGATCAACACCCTTGCTACCCAAAAGCAATTAGATGAAAAGAAATTAGATCTTTTCCAAGACTTTCTCAACAATCTCTGATTTATTGATAAAGTTTTCTAATTTATAAATAAATATAGTATTTTTAAAAACGGATACGGAGCTGTTCAAATGTCTAGTGGAGAAAATTTACAAGAAATGGAAGTAGGCAATGTACAGCAGTCTAAAACTGCTGCTAATGCTAACGCCAAACCTGGCGATCCTATGCCCTCTATGTCTGGAACAACCCCCGGACAAACTGGTTCTTACGAAGATCTCGGTGGCCCAACTCCCGAGAACTATAAGACTGATGATGATTCAGCGAAACTGAAGACACCTGGTGCAACTCTTAAGCAAGTTAAGGATGTTGTAAATGCTAAGGCAAAACCAGCAATGGCTGCACCTGCTGAAGAAGTTGAAGTAGAAGAGCCAGTTATCGAAGAAGAAACCACTGACGAAGTAGTTGCTGAAGAAGAAACTACTACTGAAGAAGTTGTTACCGAAGAAGAAACTACCGAAGAAGAGGTAGTTGCTGAGTATGACATCGAGGAAGATGTCAATGCTCTTCTCGGCGGCGAAGAACTCTCCGAAGATTTCAAAGAAAAAGCAAAGACAATCTTTGAAGCTGCCATCAATTCCAAAGTTTCTACTATTAAAGTAGAACTGGAAGAGGCATATGCTGCCAAGCTCGCCGAAGAAGTTGAGGCAGCGAAGGAATCACTCGCTGAGCGTGTTGATTCTTATCTTGAGTACGTTGCCGATGAGTGGGTTGCAGAAAATGCACTCGCTATCGAAGCGGGACTCAAGACTGAAATGACTGAATCATTCCTTTCCGGAATGAAGGGCCTTTTTGAAGAACATTATGTAACTATCCCTGAAGAGAAGTATGATGTGCTTGAGAGCATGGTAGAAAAACTTGATGATATGGAGACAAAACTCAACGAGCAAATCGAAAAGAATATCTCCCTGAACTCCAGACTCAATGAGTCTGTTGCAGAAGGTATCCTCGATGAAATTTCTGAAGGACTTGCGTCTACTCAGAAGGAGAAGCTCGCCTCACTTTCCGAAAGTGTAGAGTTTGAAAGTGAAAAATCTTATCGTGAAAAACTGGAGACACTGAAGGAATCATATTTCCCTAAGTCCGCTCCCGTTGCTAAAACCGAAACCCTGTCTGAAGGTGAAACTCATAACCATCAGCAGTATTCTGATAAAATGAGTGCTTATCTCAGATCCCTGGGAACTTTTAGCAAATCCTGAATTTAACATAAACAAACACTAAACTTTAATAGGTAAACCGCAATGTTCCATTCCGAACAGTTGCAGGAAAAGTGGGCACCCCTTCTTGAGTATGATGGACTCGATTCCATCAAGGATCCTCATAGAAAGGCTGTAACCGCCGTCCTGCTCGAAAACCAAGAAAAATTCCTCAAGGAGACTTCCTCCTTCGAGAACGGTGGATCACTTCTTAACGAAGCTGCTCCTACCAACTCAACTGGATCAAGCATTGATAACTTCG